GGGCATACTACATAATAAAAACATATACTACCTAAGTTAAAATTCTTACAACTTTAATAAACTATAAGCATTGGGGACAAAAATTTTGTGATAATTTAGAAAGATCTAACATTAATATACTAATTAATTCTAAACAAAACACACATGCACATCTAAGCATAAAACACCCAATAATAACGAGTTATACATAACATACATGAAATAAAATACAATAGATAGCTGATAAACACTAAATAAGGGGCCTAAGCCCAAATTCTAAAACATATAGATATGGGCCCTAATGGCCAATCACTTTATAGTCGCGAGACTTTTGTTTTTCCACCCTTACGGGCCCCGGTCAGAACCGAGTTATTTTACATTTTATAAACAACAATAAAACATATAAGCCTAATGAACCTCCAGTCTAGACACGCAGCTTTACCTACGCCGGCTGGCTAAGTTCCTACAAAAGCACAATAAAATACAATTACAGATTCTTATCTACGGTTACATTAACAATAAATTCTCCAGCTCCACCGTTGGCGTTCAACACATAGTTGATTTCGGGTGTACTAATACAGTACACATCAAAACCCACCCAAATGTCAGACCCCCACATTGGAGATGGACCAGTGGCACCAGCTAAAGGAATTTCAATCGCGTTATTAAAACCAGATATTGTAAAAATGCCAAACATTGCAATATTCCCAGAGGAAGTGCCAGTATTACTATAAGGAATACACTGAACCCTAATGGTTCCAGTGTAATGATTTCCGACCACCCACGTGCCCGGAAGGGTTGTTTCGCTAACTCCACCTGAGCTAGCAAACTGAAGGGTTCTAACTTCCATAGACATTTTGAAACGATAATAAACTATTCAAAATATTTTAAAAATTAACAAACAATGTTACTAAACATTGTCAAACCAACAAGGACAATCCTGTGAATCGATAACATCGTGGTTACACCTATCAGCTTTTGCTTGGTTAAATTTTCCTCTACCAGGCAAAAGACATGAGGGTAAGCGCCCCGGTGTTTGGAGGTCCGCAAGCTTAGAACAGCACTTATTCATATGTAGTGCTATTTGAGCAGAAGAATTCAACCGCTTGTGACAAATGCCACAAGAGAACCACTGAGTCCTGTCTCGTGATCCAGTGCGCACGGCATGAACGTTAGTTACATGCTGGTGGCCATGGACGTGAGTCTCGTACTGGGTGTAGCTGTTACACTTCACCCTGCATAGCTCACACTCGAACTCAGGTAGTAAGGAGGTCTTAACCATTTTGTAATGTTCAAGACCGCCACCATCAATTCTCCTGATGATTACACCATTCGTGAAGAGTTGTTGCAATGCACCGACAAACTCAAACATGGTACAGCGTGTTCTATCTTGGACAAATGCCCATATGTCATTCATTGACACATAGTCCTTTTCAACCTCCAATACAGCGCAGATCTTACCAACAATGTCCATTTTAAAAGAGCAGTTTAAATAATCCCAAATTATCCTCAAAAACTTCCCTCTGTAAAATACCACGAGTCCACAAGCTATCTAAAGCACAAATCAAATTAAATTTATCTTCTTCACACTGAACTTCAGCCAACTCGAAAAGATCTACAACAGAATAATATTCACGATCAAGCAATAAATCAATTATCAAAAATTCGTAATCACGAATTCGCATAAAACGCTCTTCAAGATCAAACATTATATTAAATAAAACTAAATCTTACTAATACTAAGAATACTTAGCGACACATTTTCGTGCCCACTCGGTTGGATTTTCACCAATCTGCCCAAAAGAAACAACTTTTAGAAAACCATAAGCAACCCAAGCAAACCAACGTCTCTCACACCTCCAGGTTTCGTCCACTTTTATTGCAGACGCTCGAGGCAATGAGGCAAATTGAGGTTTTTCCTGAATATGCGTTTTACAATCGGGAACATCCAAACCTATACAATGTTTAGCTATTAAACTAAAATTACCTGAGAAAGTACAATTCTTTATATCCTGAAAAGCCTGTTGTGTAACATCACAACCACAAGCTTCAAGAACAAACTGATCTGCCCAAATCTTAGTGCCACTTCCAAACTCCAATGATTTACATTTATTGAACTCTTCCAAAAATTGCACCAACGTTGGATCTGGATCCTGCTCAGGTGCATAATATGTTTTGTTAGCATGAGAAGTGTGAGGAAAAATACACACAATTGGGGTTGAAACACAAGAAACAAAAGAAGTAACTGTCGTAAAAACTCGCGAAAAGAAAGAAGACGTACCAAAGAAATACACGTACGCCAAGTATAAACAATAAACCAATAAAGCGAGAAAAGCGACAGTTAACAAAAGTTTAACAAAAACAAGAAAACAGCGAAGCCTACCAGTCCTACTAATATGCTTCGTATAAGCTTTCATCTCATCAAGCAACGCCTCTTGCTTCTTCAACGCAATCATCTCTCCTATCGTTTGCTTCTCCACATCCATTCTTACACCAAAAACAACAATCAAAGCAAAAGAATACAAATGCAAATATTATAACAAGCACAGAAATAGCAGACAATACCAAAAACGATGTTAATACAAAGTCAAGAGACATAACGTTAACTTTTAAACTCTATTAAGAAGCATTCTAATTGCTTCTTCAAGCTCGAGAATCCTAGCGATCATCGAACCATTATCCCCAAAAGCCGTAAAGGTCGAAGGAAAAGTATTATTATAACCGGTGACAGCCACACTAGACTGGTAGTCACAAATATTTGTTGCAGAAGACGGTCCAATTGCAAAAGAAAAATCATTCCAAATGTATATTGTAAGATAAGCAACAGAACCAAGAGCAGAGCCAGCAGTCACGTTGGCTTGACAGAAAATCGCATGTCTAGAGGAAATACAGTTACCCTGAGGTGATCCAGAAATCGTTCGCATGGTACTAGCATTATAAGGTATCTCAGTGGCCACGAGAGGGCCCGCCGCAATACACTGTCCATTTGTAACAGTGAAAAGGGCATTATCTGTATCAGTACCCAACGCAGTCGCCAAAGTGCTCTCGTTGTCAGAGAGAAATGTCTTTGTACCGGTATTTCCAGGGTTAGCAGCAGATCCACTAAAAGATTGAATTATAAATGAGTTTCCAGGCGTAATTGTCGTCAAGCCAGCAAGCGCGGGGAGAAGAACAAACTCATGGAATTTAAGACTTGTTCCAGCAACAAAAATATCTATTGATATAGATGAAGCATCATTGTTGGACACGGCCATAGGCTGGAACAACATGACGTAAAGCATCCCAGTCGGTTCGCCCATGACATGGTGTGGTCTCGTCGAAACGAAAGGTACATCCAGAGACCACTCCATCTCATTAGCAGGGTTCATCAGAACCTTATGCCTATAGTAATAGGCCTGCGCAGGCGTAGGAGCAGGATCCGAAGCAGAAGCTCCAGGAACAAATACAGCAATAAGTTTAAGTTGTTGAAGAATAGTCTTGGTAAACACAAATCTAAAAGTCAGGTCACCCGTCCAAAATTTATACAATTTAGACATCCAAGTCACTCTTGACGGGTTACTACCACTATAAAGCTGCGAAGGATCAATGGGTGTTGAATAAACAACAGTACCCACTGAAGTGGAAGGTGCAATTGAACCAGCATAAAGAACAGTCTCATGCTTAAGCACATCAACGACAGATGTCTGCACAGAGGGTTGTATTGAACCCTGTGTGATTGCGCCTCCAACTTTTTGGACATCCATCGCACCAGAAGAAATATTAAGATCCACTCGATTGTCATCGAGTGCCCTAGAGACACCAGGTCTCATCTCAATACCGTCAGCCATACTAACAAGCACTAAAATAAATTTCTAAAATAATTACAAATGTTAATTGTAACAAACAAACGTTGTGAGATACAAACTATACTAATAGCAATACTCAAAATATTTAAACACAAAGACGTCTTCTCATTTCCATGAGAACAGTCCCCACAAAATTCTTTCCTCCAAAGGAAAGAAACGTCTCTGGCTTCAGCTCAGGGCTAATCCCTGAGCCGAGCCGACTATCCTTGACCCAATAGACAAGGACAGCTTCACAAGATGCTTTAAGAGCATCTCGTGCATGGGAATTACCCTCAAGAAAACTTTCCAAAATTCCCTGCACATGGTAAAGCAAAGTTTTCTCTTCCCAAACAAACCCACTCTTGCGCATTTTATCGATTGCTTGACGCGCCTTCAATTTGTCCATGCCACAAAAGCGAGAGGGGTTTGGATCTTGCGCAGAGAGGGCCATCGCAAAACCAAAAGCAGCATCCCAACTTCCAAAATCAAAACCCTTGTATACAACATGTTTTATGAGCTCAGGAGAGTATTCATTTGTCCGACCTGGTCCAAAGTAAATGAAGGGTTTTGAGACGAAAGCACGCAATCCAGAGGTAAATGGTCGTGAAACCTCAAGAAAAATGCTTTCCGTGTCAATGTAATCCAAAAATTCTCGTCCGGTTTTTGTCATCCTCATTTTACCCAAGTACCACTGAAAATAATCACGCCCCCAAAGAGCAGCAGAACGAACACAAGTTCGGATCGTCGAAGTATAGTCCGTCTTGTCTGCACCTTTGTAGTACCACATTGGAATTTCCTCGATCAAGCTCTTGGGTAATGGTCCAACAATCATCGACTCAGGTCCATCGAAAGGATTCTTTACAAAATATCGACTCAAAAACACAAGATCTTCAAACTTTGAGAATTTAGAAATTTCGCCCTTATCGGGTGCCGTTGCCTTGACACCACACGACTCCAGAATTGGTGGAATTGTGTCTCCGTTAAACCACTGAGCATTATCAGATACAGTTCCAATGAAATCATCCCCATACGCATGTATCACACAATTTTCCTTAAAATGTGATCGTGTCAGAGGAGCACCTTCTGCAATTGCGAGCTTGATCCAAGAGTAAGAAAGAAGAATCCAATTTGCAATAGTATTATAAATTGTTGTCATAGTGCATCCAGATGGATTACCTTGATGGTAATGAAACAAATCGCCATCAATCACAACAAAGTGATTGAAACTCTCAATACCCGAACAGATCACGTGTTTCTTATCTTCTTCTTTGAAGACTGAAGCAACACATTCTGACACAGTTTGCAAGAGTTGCATTGATTCCGATGCATCAAAACCTGAATAGTCCAGAGCAAAATGCTTCTTCCCCATCATACGGTGTTTCATTCCCATATCATGCCATTCCGTTGATTCTGGATTGATTCCATACGCATGTGGAAGCTTAAGTCTTGCTTCCTTAAATTGCACAACAAAATCAAGAAACAACATTCTATCTGCTATGACTTTTTCGGCAGAACCTGCAGTGAAAATACGTGTTTTTCCATCAAGAACCCTCTCTAACTCACGTCTCTCGTCCTTGAGAGTACCTCGAAAAAGACCTGGTCTTACCTCACCGTTTTCCCTACAATTAACAACGTCGGCCACAGCATCCGAAAGTTCTTTCTTGGGACGCCACTCACCATCAACAAAATCGAAAAGATCAGTTTTTCCTTTCGATCCTGCAGTTTTCATCCATGACCAGGGTAAACCGGGAGAAGTATCAATAGCCATCTTAGAACCTTGACCATAATGAGACTCACCATTAATTGATGATTGAAGCGAAATACGTGAGCACTCCTGGATATGTGCAGCCAAGTCCTGTTTAACCCAATCTGCTGCCTTCTCCAAAATGGCTGTATCAAAGAAGCCAGGATGATGCATCTTCTTATCAACGGCCTTCTGCATTGAAGCATAATTCAACTGTGCCGGTGCAGATGCGGGTCCATGTCCAAAGATCATTTTATTTTCTTCCTGCAAAGGTGAAGGTCTAATTTCACTTGGTGGTATACACGAAACTCCGGGTTTATCAGCATGCAAATATCTACCTAAAGCCGGAAGAGGGTTTGTTATGTTTCTTCCAGTCTCACCCTCAGGATCAACAGGTGGATAATTTGCAAAGCCTCTACACTCCACCCCTCCAGAAAGAGATTCAATCAAACTACGTGTTATTGGCTGAAAGTAGTTTTTCTTTGTATTCACATCTCCAGCAACATATATCCCGGCAATACGCAAAGCCCCATCTTCTCGTAACACGAGAAGAGACCCACAATCACCATGAGCAAGATCTGGTATGTCTGTTGTATACAATTGAGCGGTATATTCTGCATAAATCCCATCTGCGTACTTAACATTTCCAGTAAGTTGAAGTTTCCCAACAGGGACAGCAAAAGTACAACGAGGTCCAGCATTCAAAGTCTCACTAATGCGTGGAACGAGTGCCATCAAGTCCAAACGTTTTGAAAAGAAGCCACTAGGTTGAAGAACATCATGGCAAATGTGTCCCAAAAGTGATCGCTGTATTTTAAGCGATTTAAATCGAACAAGTATACCATCACTGTTTTCAAGATCAAAACCAGAAACATTCTTCGCAGATCGAAAATCATGAATTGCATCATCAAACACAGTCTCCGTAAAAGATGTTGTATCAGTTTCCACACGAAACCGGTAGGATTTACACTTTTCACCTCCAAGAATGTGTCTTGGCACAAGGACCATATTGGAAACAACTTGCAAGCCATACATCGTTATTTGACGAGGTCCATCGGAAAGAAGAGTTATACGCACGAACTGTGAAGCAAATCTATCTATCATGTGTGCATCACCCTCATTAACATTAATCTCAGAATCTAATTCCGAGATCCAGTCTGCCGCATGAGCACGAGCTCCACCACGAATCCTTCGTGTTGTCGCACCCTTCTTTCCTTGTCTCTTATTTCCATGTTTCTCATACTTAACCCAGGTGCGTTTCTCTGGATCATAGAAATAACGGTTTCCCTCACGATCCTCGTAACCTCGATCATCACCTTGCCAAGACAATCCAGCTTGCTCACGCATGTACAACATATGCTCAATGTCGTTACCATTGCACACTATCTTGTCCTTCTTTGACACAAACATCGACAAAATCACAGATAAAAGCGTTTTAACAAAATTAATCATAACAAAAGCAAAGAAACAAAAAATGAAAAAGCGATACAATATAATACAAAAGCCAAGAACACCAACCCAAAAAGCTGAGTATTGTTGCTCAATACCCATACGATCACGAACTTCACACAAGATCTCGTAATCATCAGGGGCAAAAACACCAGCGCTCACGAGATGCAAGTGACGAAGCTGGAACTGAACACGCTGTCCATTTATATTTGGTCCAATCATGGTTTTATTATCACCATCTTCAAACAGAAAGCCCCTTTCACCAAGACGAGACACAAAATATGCCAAATCGTGTTCAACTGCAGGGGCAACACGACCACGACAAAATGTCCGATAGGCAGTCACAACATCAAGTGCACATGTCAAACGCTC